GTTTGCCCAGGACATCTCAGGACACGGCAATGCCAAGCTTCGTTCACAACTATCGTTATGCCCTCGTCACCTATTCCCAATACGGAGACCTCGATCCCTGGAGAGTTATGGAACGCTTTTCATCTCTGGGAGCTGAGTGCATCGTCGCCAGAGAGCATCACGAGGATGGAGGACTTCATCTTCACGTGTTCGCAGACTTCGGACGGAAGTTTCGCAGCCGAAGGACTGACATTCTCGATGTGGACGGTCGGCATGCAAACGTTGAACCTTCTGCGGGAACACCAGAGAAGGGTTACGACTACGCAATCAAGGATGGCGACGTTGTCTGCGGAGGGTTGGCAAGGCCGGAGCCGAGCGCAGTGGGAGATGGGCCGACTGCTGCTAAGTGGGCTCGAATTACGAGTGCGGAGACTCGAAGTGAGTTTTGGAAACTTTGCCATGAACTGGATCCCAAAGCTGCTGCATGCAATTTCTCAGCCCTCTCAAAGTATTGCGACTGGCGATTTGCAGAGGACCCTCCCGAGTATGAGCACGATGGACGAATTAAATTTGTTCCAGGCGATGGTGACGGAAGAGATGACTGGGTATCGCAGTCTGGTATCCGACTGGACGAACCATTCTTAGGTATGTGGGTCTTTGCTCCTAACGTCGCGCTTAAGCGGTGGGGGCGCTTCGGCGGCAAGCCGCCTGCCCCACCTCGCGCTCCTTTACCGGAATATGTTGGTTGGGGAGAGTGACTCATGCTGATTTGTTAGGGTCTAGGGTTAAATCTCTGGTCCTATACGGGGGGACCCGTACAGGAAAGACCACGTGGGCAAGGTCCCTTGGGAGTCACGTATACTGCATTGGATTGGTCTCCGGCACCGAGTGTGCCCGCGGGCTTGACGCAAAGTATGCCGTGTTCGACGACATCCGGGGCGGCCTCGCATTTTTCCATGGGTACAAGGAGTGGCTCGGTGCTCAGCCTCATGTATCCATCAAGCAACTTTATCGGGAGCCCTACTACATGAGGTGGGGTAAGCCCACAATTTGGGTTTGCAACACGGATCCCCGCTTGGACGCTTATCCACAGAACGCGCGGCCTGACTTTGAGTGGATGGAGGGTAACTGCACTTTCATTGAAGTTACTGACTCGCTAATCGAGTCTATTTCTCATGCCAATACAGACTAGCTTCTGGATCAAATGACATGATATCTGACGTGCTTGCACCTGTTCCAGCTGAAATGATGTCCACCACGTAATAATCTCCCATTCCCGCCTTAGAAGTTGTTGAGAGCGGGAATTCAATTCACTAGTGATTCTGCTAGTATTCAACATCGTAGTTGCCTCCTTCGTCGTCACCATAGACGAGATTCTTGTTCATTGGGTGCCACAAATTAAAGTTTCGGAGAACGCCGTTAGAGTTGCCGCTACTGATTATGCGGGTCTTGTCGTATTTTAGTGTCACACGACGCGTGTCCACCGGCGCATTGAGCAAGCTGCGCCAATCGGTGTTCCGCTGACCCTTGAACAGGGCCTCAGTGAGGGGTATGGCGGCTGACGCCTTGTCGTTCCAGTCAACAACGTTCCGCATGAAGCCGAAGGTTGTTTCTTTGAGTGGTTGCCTGTCGCCATCTCCGTTAACTCCGATGAGGAGATCGTTCCCCTTGACGGTGAAGCAGATGCGACGCCACTGCCAGGGGATGCCAGAGCTGGTCTGGATCTGAATGCGCTCCTTCAAGCCACGCATGTAGCATACTGTGGCTGTGCGTGCACTCTCTTGTGCAATCGTGTTGGGGGCGTTGACATTGCTGGACAAGTCACGAGCCGTAGCTATCCAAGGCAGGATATACGTCCGCCCTCCATAAAGGAACGCAGGCTGTGCAGCAAATGTAGCTGTGCCTCCGGCTGCGCTAAGGTTGGTGAACGATTGCATCGTATCACGCTTTTTCCTTGCGGTAAGGTTTAGGATTCGCTTGTTGCTCATCTTTCGGGGATAGCGGCGTCTCGTTGTGGGGTATCTTCGGCGGGAGGTGGTACCACCAGACCTTCTTGCGGGGCGCTTGCGCGTCGTGCGGGGTCGGCGTCTCCTTAGTGCCATTTTTAGGTTTTGGGGATCCGAGGGGGAGCTGAGCTTTGGGGGGCATGGTTGGGATTCTGCCCTCTGGGGCGGTGAGGGGACGAGGTTTATATAGACACAGGTGTGCCCTGTGTCCTGGGCTATAATATTA